TTGGATTAATACGCCGGCTAATAGTCCGACGGCTAGTCCGTATGCCACGGCCTTGTTTAATAAGATGAAGCCTACGAAGCCAAGTTTTCAGGGTCTTAATTCATTATATGAATTAAGAGAACTTCCTGAACAGCTTCGTCAACGGTTCCTCAAAGACGGATTCCGATCAATAGGAAACTATTGGTTGGCACTCCAATTTGGATGGAAACCGTTGCTTAACGACTGTCGCAACCTTGTTCTAACACAGTTCAAGGCGCAACAAGTCCTAAAGCAGCTTATTAGAGACAATGGTAAGCCTGTCAGACGGAAGACTATTCTGTATGACAATACGGTCGAGTTAAATAGGACAGAGGATCGTTTAAATCCCGCGTTCTATCCTGGGCTCGTTACTCAATATCATAACGATAACCCTTTACGACGCCGTATAGAGAGGAATCAAGATAAGGTATGGGCAGCTGCCCGTTACCGATACTTTCTTCCTCCTGGCCCGCAGGACATTCGTTGGCGACGAACGATGATGGCAAAGATCTTCGGATTAGAGCCTTCACCGCAAGTTGTCTGGAATGCCATGCCGTGGACATGGTTAAGCGATTGGTTCATCAACATCGGCCAAGTTCTTGCGAACATGGACGCTGGTGTTGCCGATCGTTTGGCGGCTGAATATTTTTATGTCATGCGCATGCAACGACAGTGGACATCGTTAGATGTTACTGGCGTATTTCATGATTATGACTCTCAGCCGTTTACCGTGTCCGCCACCTCCGTAGCCGACATTGGTTATAAGAGTCGGATAAGAGGTGATCCCTTCGGTTGGAATACCCCTGAGAATAATCTCAGTGGTATGCAGCTATCGATTCTTGGGGCACTAGGCTTGTCTCGATTAAGGTAGCAGCAATACCGTGCACATAGGAAATGTGCGAGTAAGCGTAACTTAAAGGAGCTTCTAGTGCTTGCAGATCCACAGTCAGTCACTGTCAACGCGGTAGCGATTTCGCTGCCTAAGACCAATGCTGGTCCAGCAGTGAACATCTATACTTCGGCTGACGGTAAGACTGTCATGACGACCAAACAGAATTCAACTTCTGCGAGGTTTCGTCGTGAAGTCCGACTGGCTCAAACGAAGATTGCAGCAGATCCTATCTCTGCAATCAACAAAGAGTCAGGCTTCAGTGTGTATCTCGTCATTGACGAGCCACGCTCTGGAGTATTTTCGGACACTGAGATCGGCTATGTCATCGATGCCTTGAAGGCTTGGTTGACTTCAACCAATTACAACAAGGTTCTCGGAGGTGAGTTCTAATGTTTGAGAAGTTTTCCCGTATTGCTTTGGGTCTGCTTCTCGAAGCCATTAATGAACTCATCCTTGAGCTACATTCGCATGTTCGTAAAGAACCGAATGAACCTCATGCATAGCTTCCGATAGTGGAGTTAGCCTAGACGGTCCTGTTTCCCCCATAATAATGGAGGTTACAGTGAAAAGACCGACCATGCTCGTCGAGGCCATACTGCGTCAAGCAGGAATGGACCTAGACTTGTCCGTAGAGCGCGATGTCGAACGAATTCGACATCGTTGTAAACACGAAGGGTTATCGTTTTTAACGATAACCCTCCCTCTTCTTTCAGATTCCTTGGAAAAGGGTCTGGAGGAGGGGCTGTTCTCATGTCCTACAGCGTTTAGTAGGCATGGAAGGCTCCCCCGATTTCTCGGAGGTTTCTTCAACAGAGTGTTTACTATTGATGGTAAGCTACGTGACGATAGTGATCCTGATGCTGTATTTTTCATCAGGCAGATCTGCCGTTTCTTTAAGAAACTTAAGATCGCGTGTAGTCCTTCGCGTAATAAGAAGGCTATACAGCACTTCGTCGACGTAGAAGGTGAGCTCCGCATGATGACTTCTCAAGTTGAGAGAAAGGATACTTTCCTTGATAAGATTTCGGCGATCATTTGGTCTCAGGTTTTTCCTGAGATTGACTGCGTTGATCTTGTCTGTCATCATGGGCCTGGTGTCACTGCGGATCGATTGCTCTCAAATGAGAGACACCGAATCCGTAAATGGAACCAGCGCTCTGAGCTTCTCTTCCCCTCCGATTTGCACTGTTACCCCAATTATTGGGTCGCAGGGCACTCTGGAAGTATAGGAGAAGAGATCGGCTGTGAAAATGGACTAAAATACCTTGATCTCTCTGAAGAAGAGGGTGTCAGGGTAGTTTTTGTTCCAAAAACACAGACGTCACCACGAGTCATAGCGATTGAGCCTTCACATGTTCAGTATATGCAACAATCTGTAAAAGATTACGTATATACTGTCATTGAGACTCATCCCCTGACTAAGCGTTCTATCCGCTTCTCGCGGCAGGACGTTAATCAGAGACTCGCTTACAGTAGTAGCATTGACAAACGAGCCAGTACGCTGGACCTGAAAGATGCTTCTGATCGAGTGCATTTGCACCTTGTTCAGAGAATCTTTAAAACCTCAGGCCTCCTCGAATACTTAGAGGATGCGCGGTCATTGCATGCTACTCTTCCTGACGGAAGGAACATCGTGCTGTTTAAGTATGCTTCTATGGGGTCAGCATTATGCTTTCCTGTAGAAGCTATGGTGTTTTACACCCTTATTCAGTCAGCGATGCACCAACTTGACGGGAAGCGTCCATGTAGCTCGTCGATCAAGAAATATAGTAATTTGATCGACATCTATGGGGACGATATTATCATCCCTGTAGAGTACACGGACGTGGTCGTGAAGTACCTTGAAAGCTATGCTCTAAAGGTCAACGTCAACAAGTCATTCTCGAACGGTTATTTTCGAGAGTCTTGTGGTGCGGATTACTATAAAGGCGTTCCGGTTAATCCGGTATATGCCCGAACAGTACCGCATGACGATTCACGACACTGGGGACCAGAACATGTTATGTCTTGGACCGCTACCGCAGACCTCTTTTATATGAGAGGGATGTGGGTGGTGGCTCAGACTATACGTGATCTAGTCAGTCGAGTGGTGAGACGTACCATACCCAAAACCAAAAAGCTTGGATCGGGTATAGCCTTCTTTAGCTACATATTCACTACGGATCTCCGATGGAATCGGGATCTGCAGTGTTGGCAGCAAAAGAGGCTACATTACCATCCAGTCAAAAGAAAGGATAGTATTGATGGAGACGAACTCGCCTGCCTCAACAAGTGGGGTCAAACTTCCCTTAGACGCATCAGATCAACGTCGAGTGGAAATAATTCAGATTCCCTTGCACATCGAGGATATCAAGAATATTCTCGAGTCACAGGAATTCGAAATTCCAACGACGATAGATCTGGTCAACGTCGAGTTCGAAGTTGGCCCAGAGGTACTGACGCATGGATCAGCGACAGCAGCATATGCATGTTACCAGTCACATGCGAGGATGCGCCAGGAGACTTTCCTGAGCTTCCCGCAGTGGCTGGCACTTGTGATGCCGCTAGTCAAGATCCTGCATCAGGCTGGCCAGGATTTGATTTCTCTGCAGACTACTGCCTGACAGAAGAAATCCAGTCAGATCCTTTGAGGCACCTAGATGGTGACAACAGAGGTCTGGACTTCCTAACCAGTACGAAGCGCGGCTGCTTCAAGTCGAAAAGCCGATGGGTTACCCTAGCTGGGTAACGGTAGCTTTGTCTACCTGAGGAGATGGGAAAAGCTTTTACTTTCCTATTCCATTTTGGTTTAACAGCCACAATGGAGGGGAGACGTACTGCTTTTGCAGTG